AGTGCCTTGTTTACTTCTGGAAGAGGAACGTGGAATGCTCTAGCAACGTCTCTAACTACACCCTTATCCTTAAATGTAAGGAAAGTTGCAATAGAAGCAACGTGTTGATATTGCTCTGAAAGATATTCCTTTACCTTTCCACGATAACGATCTTCGTAGTCTGTATCAATATCAGGGAAATCATCACGCTCTGGATTAATAAATCGGAAGAATAGCAATCCATACTTAATTGGATCAACTTCTGTAATTCCTAATGCATAACAAACTAAAGAACCTGCAGCAGAGCCACGACCTGGACCAACAAGGATGTTGTTGTTCTTTGACCAGTTAATCATATCTGCAACTACAATAAAGTATGAAGAAAAGTTCTTAGACTTAATGATTTCAAGCTCTTCGTTTATACGAGCAATATAATCTGGATTATCTGCTAGTCCACGCTTTGCTAATCCAACCATAGTTATCTTTTCAAGTTGGTGGTCTGGGTCAATATAATCGGCAGGTAGTAAGTCTAATCCCTTTTTAACTTCATAAGACTCAATCTTATCTGATATCTCTAAAGAGTTTTCATACAAATCATCACGATCAATACCTTGGTCAATCATCATTTGACGGATATCTTTGTATCCCATTAAGAATATCTCTAGGTCTTTAAATGACATAAAGCGATCACCATACAAGTAATCTAGGCGTTCAATAAGGTCTTTGATTTTACGACTATCATCAAACTTTGCTTCTTTACGAATGTTAGGATGTGTACCAAGGATAAGCATAATTTCTTCTGCAATCCGATCCTCTGGGGATGCATAATGACAGTCAAGTGTAACTGTTGACTTAATTCCAAACTCATCTGCTAACTTAAGCATTTGTGCATTAAGTTCATAAGGATTATGTGGTTGTAGTTCCATATAGAAATCATCTTTGAATACCTGCTTAAACCAGTCTGTGTGCTTTCTAGCAAGTTCCATATTGTCATTCTGGATTGCCTTAGCAATAATACCGTTCATACATCCTGAAACAATAACAAGGTCTGATGAATAATTTTCTAGTATCTCAAAGTCAATACGAGGCTTATTAAAGAAGCCTTCGTTCCAAGCAATCTCTGATAGTTTAGATAAGTTCTGAACACCGTTTTCATTCTTTGCTAATACAATAAGATGATTATAAACCTGCTCATCTTCGCCACGCTCTTTCTTAGAACGCTTATCTAATCTATCTGTAGTAAAGTATGCCTCAAGACCAAGAATTGGTTTTACCTTTGTGTCTTTTGCAGCAATAAGAAAGTCTCTGTGACCACTTAAAGTTCCGTGATCTGTAAGTGATAAAGCCGTCATACCCACCTCTTCTGCACGTTTCAGAAGTTCTTCTGGTGAGGAGAAGCCATCAAGCAAACTGTAGTAAGAATGCGAATGATGATTATGATACATTTTTCTCCAATAAAAGTAGTGAGGGCGATAAGCAATTATAGCCTACCGCCCTCAAGTCTGTCAAGTGGGTTTTACCACTCTACAGATGCACTAGCTGTTTCCTCAGTTTCAAGACCCATATAAAATGATTCTTGCTCTGCATACTTAACTTGACGAGTTGCTGTCTTTTCAAGTTCATAGGTTTCGATACCTGTGAAATCAAAAGGCTTCTCATCTGTTGCAACAGGGAACAATGAATAGCTTGTAAGAGTACCTGTGCCATTACGCTTTAGTCTCCAGATGACATTGGAAATTCCTCCAGTGTCAGAAGCATACTCAATGATCGTTGTTGTTGTCGGTGATTTTGGACCAACACCTTGAGACCAAATAGCTGTGTATTGTTCGCCATTACCTTCATCTACTAGCACGTTAGTGTAGTAGCGAAGACGAGCCTTCCAACCAGCCTTTGGATCACGCCTATGCATTTCGCAACCGTAGCACTTGCCCTCTTCTTCCATAGAGCAAAGAGCCTTACGGCGATAATCCTTTGGATTTGTATGTTCTGCGATAACAATCGCTAGACCCATTTCCTTGCTGTAACTCTTTGAGTCTGGGTCTACTTCGTTTAGAAAACGAATCTTAACTGACTGACCATCTTCTAACTTTAGCCAGCGAGCCTTTGGACCATCTGAACTAGATGGACGTTCGATTAATTTTTGGATATTTGCTAATCCTGTGATGCTTGCCATATATTTCTCCTTAATATTTGACTCTATATGTGAGCCTGTTAAAACATTTTATCAGATGTTTAGTGCTAAGTCAAGTGCTTTTATTTTAGAATATGCCTGATTAATTTCTTCATCTGTCATATCCCCAATGTCTTTTTTGCCTTCTGTTATTTGCAATATTCTTATGTCTTTACCAGCTAGACCTTTAATAAGTTTAGATACCATCTCATTACCAGCCTCATCTCCATCAGGAGCAACGATAACCGTATTAGCATACTTATTTAGTAGGGCTAATTGAACTGTCCCTACATTTGCTCCTAGCGTTGCTACGGCAGGTATATCTAATTGCCATAAACGAATAGCATCAAAAGATGATTCTACAACCACAATGTCCTGGAACTTGCAGTTATTAAGATTAAACAATACTTTACTTCTTGGTAAACCTGTAGAGTTTTTAAATGCTTTTCCTTCTACCGATCTTGCCACAAATCCTACACAAACTCCAGTATGGGAATATACAGGAACAGTGACCATATCTTGCTTATTTGAATAGCCAAGTTTAAAAAACTCGGAAGCCTTCTTTGTAATGCCACGACCAGTAAAATATGAGATAGCCTTATTATCTTGCATCAGGGAAGAATGCAAGCGTTCTATTGTTGCACTATCAAAAGAGGTAAACTCTTCTTTTGGAATAATTGACTTGTCAATCTTTTGAACAAAGTCTCCTGCCTTTGCAGCATTAGAAATAATTCTAACAGACTCAAAGTAGGTTCTATTGGTTGTACGCATTACAAAGTCTAAGATAGTTCCATTTTCTCCGCACGAAAAACAAATAAATAAACCTTTTTCTTTATCTACTTCACAGGCTGGAGTATTGCGATTATTATGGAAAGGGCAGAAAATTAAGAAGTGAGTATCTAACTCAGTTCCTATTGAGACTCCACACGATGTGATGATTTCTCTGATTTGTTCTGGGTCATAGGAGTCATTGGAACTAGCTTGCTTCCTGTTATTCCCAAATAGCATTTTGCCTTTGCCTTTCCTAAATAAATACCGTACATTGTTATTTTAAAATCAAACCAGTTACCATTATAATCTATAGTAAAAACTGTGTCAAGGTCTAAATGAGGAACGTATCCTTGACCCCTAAGATAATGATCCATAATAGAGTTATATTGTTCTCTCAAACGCATTACATCAGCCTCATCATAGATCTGACCATCTATGGTAAACTCTTTAATTTTCTTGTGTCCTGCGAACTCCATATAACTATTATAGGTTATAACAGGTCTGCAGGATCCATCATTTCCTCAAACTTACCACTATCAAAGTCTGCATCAATATAGAAGTCTCCTAAGAAACCGTGACGATTCTTTCTAAATGCCACCTCTAGAACACCTGTATTTTGCTTACGACCAAATGCTAATACCCAGTCTGCATCGTAGGCTATCTGACGTGACCAAGCAACCTGTCCAAGTTGTGGAACGCTCTCTAAGTCACTTGCATCATCTGGAGTAGCAGAAGCAATAGCAATAATTGGAACTTGCTCAGAGATTGCTAATAGTTTTAACTCTCTTGATAAGTTCTTAATCTTAACTGTTTCATTAGAACTAGTTCCTGCATTATCTTGCATAAGTTGTAGGTAGTCAATGAATACAATGTCAGGCTTATACTGGTCAATCTTTGCTCTAACAACATTGGGAGTTACTTCACTACCACCGTCATTTGATACAATCTTAAATGGTGGCTTGTCAACTAAGTTGCCCTCAGCCCACTTCTTAAACTCATCATTGTTTACACGACCTGCACTAATTGCACGATGTGACCATTTACCATTACCAATGATTGTAAAGATACGGTTACGAACTTCTTGCTCTGTCATTTCTAGGGATAAGATCATTGGTACACGACCATTTTGCCAAGCCTTAACAGCTAAGAACAAAGCCATCCAAGACTTACCAATCGCAGGATATGCAAGCAATACACCTAACTGACCTTTAGCAATACCCATAGGCAAGCACAAATCAAACGCAGCAATACCAGAGCGAATACCAACATCACCATTCATTGCTGATTGACGAGTCTTTTCAAAGTATTGTAATGCATCTTCAATGTCAGTTACATCAAGGTCTCTTACCCTTGCAGTAATTCTAGCTAGTGACGATATGTCTGTTGACATAGTGTTTAGTGCTTTGCCAGACTGATTGTCTTGAAGGAACTGTGCAGCCTTACGAACGGTTGTCCTTAGTGACTCATCTAGAAATGTTTCTTTTAATCTATTTACCGCATAGATAGTTGGTGCTGGATCTTGCACTGTATCAAAATCACGAAAGCGTGTTTGCAAAAGGTCTGATGGCGGTACTTGACGAGTTTCATTGTAATATTCTTTTACGAAGTCCCAAACATCACCACAGGACTGCATCATATAGTCCACATTGTTTTCAAAAAGAATATGGATATCTTTATTTTCGCATACAGCAGAAATTACTTCTACTTCTTCACGCATTCCCATTTAACCACTCTTCTCTCAACTTCATTGTTTGTGCTCTACGTTCAGCCCTTAGTATTCTATCCTGCTCATTTGAATCAACCGATTCTTTTAACTTCTCAAAGTTATTAAATAGCCACGAAAGTGGGTGTCCTTCTTTAGATAAGGTAAAGTAATAATCAATAATTAACTTAGCATTATCAAAGTCAAAGTCTTCTAGAATAGATGAGGCAGCCCACTTTTCTTTATACTTGTTTATATTTGGCTTCTTGCCATATCTATCTTCAAACTTCTTTGCATAATATGTGAGTAATGCAAAAGCTAGGTTTGCCTCACTCTTTGTCACTGCTTTAGATCCTTTTCTAACGCATTAACCTTTTCAATAAGTTTGCTTTCTACAAAGTTAAAGACTCTATTCATTGCAGCATCAGTATTAGCATCGGTGTCTCTTACCCAATCTTCTACACCAAGTTCAACGTGCATACTTTCATAGTTACCCAAGTTTCTTACAAACTTAAGGTTTACCTTAACAACCGTATTACTCATTATCTACTCCTGCACCAAAACCAATTACTGGTTTTCTTTCATCAATTACTTCTAAAGCCTGTGAAATACCATACCATTTATCAGCAAGGTCAATTAACGACTTAACATCTTTGCGTTTTCTAGCTATAATAAACGCTTCCTCTAAACATACCATAGAGTAAATGATAGCATCTTCTTGCAGGTTTGTAAATGCTTTTTCTTCTGGTGGCTTATTCTTAGAAGAATGTCTACCTTTTGCCATTAAAAGTCCTCTGCTTTCCAAACAGGAATAAACTCCCCATTTTTATTTTTGATATATAGCATTTCTGACTTACCTAGAAGTGCATCTAATTCTTTCTTAGTTGGCACATCATATCTTGGTGTGATGTATCCATCTTTTCTAGGTCTTCCTGTATGCCAACTTGCATAGAAGTCTCTTAAGTTATATATATCTGTCTCACAGAAATAGTATACACCGTGAACGTATTGATCCATAAGGTATGGCTTTTTAACATCACCACGATTTATTGCTTTTCGTATTGAGTCTGGACTACGACTTAATAACTTTCCAACAAGTCTGATCGAATAAGCAGGTGTTCTAAGTTTCTTATAATCAGTATACAGATAAGCCATCTGCCTATCTTGAACATAGTTATAAGTTCTTACAATATTGTTTACACGATCAATGTGTATGATTTTGTGTAGTTCATCATTAAGAAAGCATAGCCTTCTTTGTGGTGACTTTAACTGTTGGAGGTCTTCTTCGACAGTTCGTTTTCTTTTTGATATAGCCATTTTACAAACGGTGAATGGTTAGTTGGATGATGGAATGACCATCTTTTTCCACAAGTCATACAGAATAATTCTATATGAGTGTAACTGGAAAATACCCTATCTACCATCACCTTACCTTTGCATAGTTTGCATTTCATTGTTAAATGATAGCATAGTATTAAACCTTAAAGTGCTTGCCATCTACTACACAAGAATAATCAGGAGAAACGTGAACAAGCTGAATATGTGGATATACACCATTTTCAATGTGTGCAATAGCAAATGCCTTCTGCCAATTATGATTGTTTGTATACATCATACCTTTAGACTTTTCATCACACATATGACCAAGCTCATATCCTCTTAGGGTTTCACCTTTGCCACCGTTTCTAAGTTCATAGGTATTAAAGTACACACCTGCACGATGTGAGTGTCCACGAATTAAAGATACACCAAAGTTATCTACATCTTTACGAACCGATTCACCTGCATTTTGTGAGATAGCATTTCCGTGATGAACGTGAATGTCTCCAAAGCGGTGTGCAGGAGGCTCATTGTAATAAATATAATCATAACCAAGACTATCTAAGTTCCACAATGTTTCTGGTGTAGTTACTTCAATATAGTCTGGAAGTTTTGCATCTACATAGTCAAATACACGGATATCGTGATTTCCAAGTGCTGAAAATAGCTGTGCTTTTCTTGCTACATTGCGTGTCTTTGTATAAAAATCTCTTGCTAGTTTTGCTTCATGCTTCATAAGAGGTACTATTGCATTACCCTCATTATCTTTATGCATCTTTAAAAACTCTGCTGAACGTCCTTCTGTGTACTTGCTATAGCAAGCCTGATCATCGGTATCACCCAAGTAGTCTACAACATCTGGCTTAAACCATCTCATAACAGTAAACCATAATTCAATCATCTTATCATCTTGGTAAGGGAATTGCTGGTCAGAAGATAGCATCCACTTTAAATCGTTTTTCATTTTAATCCTTTTGTTTATGCCAAAAAATGACATTACCCCAGTTTATCAAAGCAACTGGGGTGTGTCAATAGTCTTTATATATTTTTTCCTTTGCCAATGGCTAGGTATCTTATTGTAATTGGTGTTGACTTTTTATTGTCAATAGGAGCAAATCTTTTTACTCTAATGGTGCAACCTGATTCATTAATGTTTGTTACCCAAGCGGTTGCATAAACTTCTTCTGCATTACCTTTAAAGTTAATTGCTGGAATAACTAAAACATCTGGTGAAGCAAATGGTGCAGAAAAAGTAACAAGTGTCTTATCTACACTTTCTTTACCAGCAATATTAATTGTTACGTTTCCAGTTACCATTTGAACATAAGTTGGTGAAGAAGCGTGTGCAGCAATCATATTAATTTTTGATGATCCAGTTACCGACTTTACTTCTTTTTCTGTTTGATTAATCTCAACAACTAAATCATTTAACCAGTTATATGTTAATGGATTTCCATCACTTAGTGGGCTTACAGGCATTACTTAGATTTTTCCTCTTTGGCTGGATTTTGAAGAGAAGCAATTTCTTCATCTTTTGATTCAATAGCCTGTTGTGCCTGTGCCTTAAGTACAGCCATTTGTGTTTCATATTGACTAGTAATCTGACCAATACGATTTTGCAATTCCTGAACAACTAGTTCTAGGGTCTTATCTTGTGACATATTTTTCTCCTTATTGTGTCTTTGTATATTATAGCATTATGATTCTAATGCTGCAAGTCTATTTTCTAAGTCTTCTATTAATAATTGTTGATTTTTTACTACAGAAATAAGTGCAACTCCAATTTTATCATACTCTACATAGTCAGGAATTCCTTCTTCATCTCTTTGAATCAATCCTTCTAGACCTAAATCACCTATTTCTTCAGCAATAAGACCATGAACCCACGGAGCACTTTCTCCAAACTCCTCAACACTTTTATTATACTTAAATACTTTTGGAGATAAGTTGAGTAATGCATCCACATCCCACTGAAAATCTGATATTTGTTGCTTAACTCTTCTAGTAGATGCAGATGTTCCAATAACATATGGACTAGAAGTAATAAGTAAGGTTCTTCCAGTAAGATTCGCACTAGAATAAACATTTACATTTCCCTTTAACTCACTAATTGGATTTAATATTACATCATCGGTTGCTGATAATGTTATATCATTTGTTGCTGATAAAGTAACTCCACCATTTGTTGCTGATAAAGTAACTCCACCATTTGTTGCTGATAACGCAATTCCACCTGTTGAAGAAATTGTTCCTGATCCTGCTGAAGCAATAGATAATGCTCCAAAATCAACACCGCCACCAAATGCAACATTTCCAGTTAACGTTGAAGTGCCAACTACTCTTAAAGTACTATTCATATAAACAGGTGGCTCAAAACGCCATCTATTACTTGGTCCATCAAAATATAGCTGTGAGGCAAGCTGTCTTACACCATTATAAGCTGGTGTAAGATAAACACCATAAACATCACTAGGATCAATCCATAAACCGTTACCATTTGAATTAACTATAGCAAAGTTAGATACGTCAGTTGTTATGGATCCTGAAGGAAATTCAGAGCCTCTTGAATTAATTTTAAATATATCATTAAACACCGAAAATGTATCTCTAGTCAATAAAGTATTACTTGGTTCCAATCTAGGAGATATACTTAAAAATTCTTCACTTTGATTAATGCTTTTTATTACAAAGTTTCCTTTTGACTCATAATTAACAGTACCACCAGATCCAGATGGGCTTGTAAAATTATTATTACTTGCACCAACAGTAAAAGAATTATCGCTGTCTATGGCAACAATAGTAGAAAAATTATTATAGTTTCCACCACTTACACCAGAAACGTTAAACTGTTGACCCAGAGTAAAAGTACGATCACCACTATGCGTAAATGTAGCATATGTTGTGCTAATATTAGATAAAGCTCCTGCATTAATTAAGTTATCAGAATAAATAGTTACATTTGTAGCAGCTACTGAATCAACACGAACTGGTGAAAACACTGATGCAGTTGAAGTTGCTCCAGTTGTTGAGCTTTGAATAGTAAAAGTATTTGCAGTAACATCATAGACACCAAACGTACCATTAAATCCAGCAACCGATGCACCAGTAATTGTAACTAGGTCTCCAGGGAAAAAGGTATGTCCAGTTGCTGTGTATGTAACAAATCCAGAACCTGGATTTGCATCGTCAATCGCTGTAATTGTAAGTGGAGTTACAAGTCCAGTTGCAGTGATAATTTGATCTGTTGCCAATAACTTAAGACTTGAAAGACTTACTGATCCAGTTGAAAATGAAGGATTTCCAGTGGTAGTATTTGCAACTCTAAAAGTATTTGTTGTTACTGCTGTAATTGTAAATGTTCCATTAAATCCTGCAATAGAAGCACCACTAATTATTACAGTATCTCCAACATTAAAGGTATGACCATTTGCTGTATATGTAGCAGAATTAGAATCTGGATTCAAATCATTAACTGCTGTAACAGTATGGACTCCAAACGAAAGGGTTGCTGTAGTACGGTAACTAGCTGCTGCTTTTCCAGCTGGACTAACTACAGTAGAAACAACATTGGTTTCAGTTTTAGCATATGTGAAAGTGTTTAAAGTTGGAGTATCAATAACAGTATATCTTCCATTAAATATAGAATCAACTCCAGATACTACTATAGTTGATCCAGGAGCAAGTGCGTGTTCACCGTCTGTAGTAAGTGTTGCAATATTGCTTGTAAGTTGTTTATTTATTACGGAATAAACAAATTCACTTCCTACACCACTAATAGTTGCAGATTTAATAACTATTGGATTAGAATAAGAAGCCGAAATTAATGGATAGTCTTCCGCACCCTCTCCTAAACTAACAGCTATTCCAAAACCAGATATATCACTTTCAATATATGATGCAGTAGTTGTATTTCTATTTTGAAACCAAAGTCCAAACTCATTCAAAGCAACAGTTGATTGCCAAATTGGATTTGGCAAAGTTCTATCATAAGTATCTATAGAGATTCCTGGGAAACCTGTAAGTCCAGAGTCTGTTGTGTCTAAAGATATAACATCTTTACCATTTGCTCCCCATAAGGCTGGATCATTAGTTCCAGAAACTCCAGAAGTATCTATAAGAAAAGTTCCAAAACTTCCAGCATTTGCATTTATTGTTCCTGTAACTTCTAATAAGTCAGAACTTGATTGATAGGATAAATAATTATTTGCTGATCCTACTCTAATTCTTGGATTACCTGCATCTGCAAACCAATAATTGTTATCATTAATTTTTAGACCCACACCAACTGATCCAGTTGAAAATAATCCAAATCCCATAGTGTTGCCTGGATTTGCTGTTATTGGTGTTGTGTCATTAACAAATCCTTTTAAAATTCCATCAACAGTTAGGGTTAAAGATGCGGTATCCCAAGTTACACGACCATCACCAAGACTAAAGTTTCCATTAGTAGCATTTATAAAGTCTTCAGTATTTTCTATATATAAACCTGCACTACCATAAACGGCGGTAGGAGATATAATTATTCTATTTGGAGCTGTTCCAACAGCTATAGAAGTTGCTGCAATTCCAGGAGCAGTAAGAACACCACTTTCAAAATATAACTGATCTGATATACTAAACCTTCCAGAGGCATCCATATAAAATGGAGTAAATGGATCTTTAAAGCTACCTGCTCCTGAAAAAATAGAAGATGTTGTGCTTAATTCAGTTCCAGATATTGTTATTTGATTAGCACCATATCCAACAAAAATGTTTCCGTTTTCAGGCTCTCCTATTGAAACTGTTCCAAGAGGAGAAACTGCGGTAGAAGCAACATTGCTTGCAGTTTTAGCATATGTAAATGACTCTAATGTTGGAACGCCTGTAATTGTATATGTTCCATTAAATGTAGCATCTACCCCAGAAACAACAACTTCATCACCAATAACAAAATTATGAAAAGTACTTGTTGCAAGAGTTGCAACATTGCCCAATAATTTTTTATTATATACAGAATAAGAAATGTTTTGCTTACCAACTGTAATGTTATTTGTAAAGTTTCCAGAATCAGCATTTATGGTTCCAGTTACGGTTAAGGCTCCAGTAAATGAGTTATAGCTCATTGAATTAGTGTCATTACCAACTTTAAATTTATAGTTTTTTAAAGAAGAGTCAATTTGTCCAAGACCTGTTGTATATGTTCCAGCCGTAACTCTTAAAGAAGTTGTTACTAAATAATCTGGATCATCTTCTCCTGGAGTTTCAACTATAGAGTCTACTGAGTAACGTGAGCTTTGTTCAAATACTGGACTAGTAAAAGAAGTTACTGTTATTGGAAAACCTTCTTCAAACTCTCCAATATATTCTTTAGCTACATATATATGCAAAATTGATGTATCTTCTGTTGAAACAACATTAACTAAATTAAGTTGTGTAATCGTATATATATCATCTAGACCAAAAGAATCAGCTTTTAAGTCAACAGTTATTGGATTTGTTGTACCTGCGATATCTTTTTTATAATAAACGGTAAATGTATTTGGTGTAACTTCTGCTATAGAAAACGTATCTTCAAGTTCTAAAAACTTATCTTCTGTAAATCCAGAAATAGAAACTTTATCTGCAACAGAAAGAGTGTGATTTGCTAAAGTAAATTCTGCTTTTCTTAAGATAACATTATTAGTTGAATTTTGTGCTACAACAGATAAAATAGGAATAGATTTTATCTGATCATAGCCCATAAAATAATTATGTCTGTCTAAAAATATACCGCTATGTTCTGAAGAATTACCTTCAAAAGAGGTTGATTCAAATAGATTTTTTCCAATAGTTACTAGTGGTTCTCCATTTACATCTTCACCCACATTTAAAATTCCATCAATTTTTCCAGATGTGGCTTCTATTGTTCCTCTTACAAAAACATTTGAAAAAACAGCATTACCTTGATTTGTTATCATCCAGCCATCAGTTCCAAGAGAAAGACTTGAAATGTCATCCCTATAAGAACTAAATAAATGGTCTTGTGAAAATGATCCATCTTCATTTTCTGCACCATAGGTGTATGGCTCTTCTAGGTTTTCATCTCCAAGAAAGTACAAAAAGTATTTTTGTTCATCAACGCCGTCTACTACAACTGGAAAGGCATCAATTTTTGTAATAAAAAACGAATCATCTTGTGATATTGGATTTGCATTAAAAATTGTTTGACCAACAGTTAAGTCAGATGCATAAACTTCAGTACTGGTTCTTGGAATAAAGCCATTAAAGTTTAAAGACGCTAATCTATCTGAAAGTAAGTATATTGAACCATCTGAAGATTCTATTCCTCTTACGCTTGAGGATTGATTATTTTTTCCTACACCTGCCATTAGTCAAGCACCTCTACTTGAGAAAGTATTTCATTTTCGCTTGCGTTCCTGTTTGGAAGCCAATAAGCACTCCAGACACCATCTTTTTTTGTATACCTTGCAATAGCAAACTGAACTTCAACTTTTCTTAAAAGCTCTGGAACAGTTTGATTATTTACTTGCAGTTTGCTTGCCTCATAATATTTTACTTTTCCAGTTGAAGTTGGAAATCTTTTTAAGCTACTACTAATAACTTTTGGATTATCTGTAACCGAAGGTGGAGATCCTTTTTTAAAAGTTTCTGTGCCTTTTAATGATGTATTTTCTGTTGCAAGCGTTGGAAATGCAAGGGAGTCTCCGTATGTTCCAAAAAAATATTTTTTATTATCTCCACCTGTATCGGTATCTGAAATTATGAAATATATATAATCTCTTACCTCATCTTCCCAAATAAGTTTTTCTATAATATTTGGATTTATAAGAGAAGAACTTATAGATGAAGATTTTTTAAAAGTATAATTAGTTGATGCTTTTGTAGCATCATAACGAGTCGATGTTTGCCAAATAATATTTGCAGATGCAACTGTTGCATTCTTCGCTTTGGATGTCTGGTCTCCCCCTTTTTTAAGATATTTATAAAAATCTCCAGTAAATGAAGTACCTTCAAATGTACCATATATTGCAACTTGAGTATTTGCTTCTTTTTTAGAAAGTGCTGTTTTCCCCATAGTAAGATAAATCAATCTACGACCATTTTCAGTGGTAAATTTTCCAACATCTATAATCGGTGCATTATCCCATACAACCGAACTTCCATAATTTACACCTTGGTAAGTTATTTTTGCACCTAACGCATATATATTTGATTTTCCAGCAATAATATTAGTTAATTTTGTATCTTCAGGAAGGTATACGGTAGTGCTACCTACAGGAATAGCATCTACTATATTAACATATAAAGGAGTTGTAGTACGCTTAACACTATATATTGTTTCTGCAAGAGGATCAATATCTGCAAGACTTAACTTTAATCTTAAAGTGTTCTTATCTACTACTTGATAATCTGTTCTGTAGTTTAAAAAATCCAAAAATCCTTTAAATCCAGATAAATAATACGAAGTAAATTCTACAGCCCCATTAAAAGTTATTGTAAAAGTATATTCAACTCCTTCTGGTTCATATGATGTTACTCCATCTTCACGACTTGTTGGAAATTGGTTAAATTTCCATTCTACTGATTTTACTTTAACGCCTTGATTAGGTGCATGAGAAGGTCCACCTGGAATAATTCCAGAATTAGTTACCTCTGATTTAACAGAAGTTGCTGATTCATTTATTTGAGAAAATGTAGAAAAGTTTGAAGGATTTATATTAAAAAGTTTTGGAACCTGTGTTTGAAAAAACCTAAGAGTATCTATATTCTTATTTCCTTGTTTAATATTAAATGAAACATTATAGATTTCATTTGGCTCTAGGTCAAGTTTAGATAGTTTTTGCATTACTTTACCATTTCCATTTCAAGTAAGTATTGGATATCAATAACTGATCCAAGAGGCTTTTCAATAGGTACTGATAGCACCGCCCTTGAAACAAGACCTTCTACAGAATCGGCTGTTTTGTATTTTTTAACTCTTAATCCATCAAGAATGGTAGTTCCACTACTTACATTTGCAATAGTAACAGATGTTATTTTTGACCAATCAACAGCTGCGTAGTCACTGCCTTCATTTTTTTCTTTTGACAATACTTTATATCCAGCACCACCTGATGCAAAATCATAAACTGCATTTCCTGATGCACTTAAAAATGTAACTCTTACAGTATAAGAATCACTAAAATTACCAGCCAAAACAAAGCTATCATATGGTGCAACATATCCCATATCTAAAACTGAATCATTAAATTTTATAGTATCTGTTTGTGTAAGCTTTAAAGCATTGCTTCCGATTCTATAATTAGAAAGGTCTGAAACAAAGTTTGGAGTTAAATTTGATGATGTAGCTCCAACTTCTGTTGTAACAATATATGAATTATTTGATAATTTTAATGGGTCTCCAGATTCAAAGTTAAATATAACTCTATTATCTGCTTCAAAGTTTGAGGAAAGCTTATTTGAATATAGCCCTAATTCTGTAATGTAATATCTTGAAGGATCAGTTATTCTTGCAGTATAAACTAGCACATCTTCTTCATATTCTTCATAATCTTGACCAAGACTTGCTGCGGTAATTGGATATCTTCCAACAGAAAAATCTAAATCTGCCATATCTAAATATGCACCAGATGAAGTATTTGCTTTAGATGAAATACCAATTCCCATAGAACCAGCAAATGAAGGAACTAATCCAAGCATTGTTTTAAGAGCATTTGATCTACCTAATAAAGTTAATTTATTTTTTTGTTCTGCTACTAATTCTCCGTCAATAAAGACTCTATAAATACCGTTCATATTGTACATTTTACCATTAAAGTCTATCAAAACGTATCTCCACATCCAAGCTATCATATTCATTTGGAAGTTCTATGTAAAAATCAACTTTATTTTCAGTTGGCATTGCTCCAGTAAATTTAGTTCCCTCAAGACTTCCGTAGTGTTGTGTTAAAGTTTCAAAATCTGCTGAGGTAGATATCTTACTTTCTAAATATGTAATTAGTTTATTGGCTAATTGTATATCTTCTGAAGCCTGACTTTCATCGACTACCGCTTCAAGGTATTGAGATTGATCGGTTTGCTCAAAAACATCTGCAGCATTTTTATATTCTCCATTAGATGTCTTTACCTCAATATCAACATCTGGCAAGAAATCAATACTTTCATATGTATAATTAGTTAATAAGTCATCTCCTGCCTGAACTAGCTCCATAGATAACCTATCTATTTCTTGCTCAAAAGTTTTAGTATATTCAAGTGCATTAAACAATAAATCATAGTCTTGTGCAACCTTTTTCTTTTCCTCTTTTGGTAATCTTGGATATTTTACAGTTCCCCAGTTAGGTGGTGGTATTACGGGTTGAGGAACAAATGGCGTAGGAGTAAATGAAGATTTTGGTGGGGGACTATATCTATCTATCTTACTCCTTTTACCAGCTTTTGACAAAACAAACACATATCCGTTTTGCATAGATTGCTCTTGATATAAACCTGGAGCAATTTCTTTAAGATTATGATTACTCATTGCTCTTTGTGCTTCTTCTAATGTAGGATGAATGCCTGGATTTGCAGGACTTCCATAAGGCAATATTGGTTTAGATCCACCACCAATAACTTTTGGAGGATACATAGAGGTGGTATTTAAAGAACCTTCACCATAGGTTTGAACTCTTGTTTTTAGAATATTATAAAGTGTCTTTTCTTCTGCTAAAGCCTTATTATAATTATCAGCTACGTTCATTCTTTTGTAAAAATCTAACTCATTTTTACCATTTATAGTGTATCCAGCCTCAATAACTTCTCCAGAACCAGGAACAATAGCAACCATTAGACACACTCCTTTATTTCAATATTCATTGCTGGACCAGTATTAGAAATAGTATGAGATATGGAGGAAATGGTATATGTTTTTGTATCATCGTTGTATAGTTTATCTGAATACAAAAGACCAACTTTATCTCCAAGTTCTAATATTGGATTAGGAAAAATGCTCAAAGATATGGATTTTCTTTCTTTTGACAGACTATCTGTAATCCAAGTTGCAAGAGATCTTGCTTGCTCTAGATTATTAATAAAGTCTCCAGATATCATAACTTCTTGTTTTCCATAAAGATTTCTATTTATAGTATACCTATCATTATCTTCTTTGTCATATTCTTCTTTTTCTACAAGTTTACTTGACTGCACCGTTCCAGGATTTATATTCTTTAAAGCAAATGCTGAAATCCAAAGTGGAGTTTGAGCAGTTTCATCTATTTGAATAGGACCACTTCCAGTATTATACAGCCAAAAAGATGCACCAAAAGATGAAGGTTGAAAGTCTGAAACAAAATAGTTTGGATTAACTTCTGACAAACTAATTAGATTTGGATTAAGTGAAGGTGTATCAAACCTTGCATCAAACTTTTTAACCTCTCTAGCATACCTTCCAAAGTCTTCAAAGTATACTAGAACCTTACTGTTACCCAGCGATTGCATTAATGTGTCTGGTAATAATCCACGACCTGCAAGATTTGACATTTTTTGATTTTTATTTTTTGTTAAAACTGATGAAACTTTTTCAACAACAATGTCGTCTGGGGAAGAAGAAACATATAGGTATTCATATATTGCTGAAGACTCACCTCTTGTAATAAATCCAGCATAGGATGTTTCTGGGGCAATAGATGACTTAGGTTCTGATGCCTCAGCAACTTGTTGATCGTCCCAGTATATTTCATAATATCTGGTGTTGCCCTTATCTCTAGTAACTACTTCTAAGTCAAATATTTGTGCATAGCTTTTACCGCCACCCTTTGCATCAGTAAGTGCTGTACCCATATCTGGAGCGGTGGATGGTGTAGAAGATACATTAACCCAAGCATTTACAAGTATCTTTGGGATATGTTTTCCAGCTTCGTAAACTACCTTATAAAACCTAAGATTTCTATAGTTTGCATTAAGTAAAGAGTCTTGATCAATTTTTCCAACATCTTCTACTTCAACAAAGTATCCAGTAATTCCAGACTTACTACCTTTACTTGTTGTAGCAATACTCCAACCAATACCTGCAATACAAGAATCTTTAATTAATGTTTCACCTGCATCTACATTTTTAGGTACATCTGCAACAAGTCTCATTCTTGTGCCAATTCTTTTAATTGGAATAGTAGAACCATTTACTTTTATCTTCTTAAATATTCCAGCAACTATCTGTTCTGATACATTATCCATAGGCAAAAAATCTGTAACTAAATTTTCTATATAATAAGTACCCCCAGTTCCTGGAGCATCTGGAAATCCTGTTCCTTTGGCGTCAAATGTAAAAGCACCAGGGGATCCTCCAACAGCAGTAACGGTTACTGTCTGATTGTAGCTGTCAGGAGTCATACCTGAAATAGTAACTACTTGACCAACGGCAAAATTTTGAGTAAAAAAATTAAATGTAAATCTTGCACTTGTTGAAGAAAGACGGATGGCTGAGGTAAGGGATGAGGTTGGTATAAGATTTCTTCTACTTGGAATATTTCCAGATGATCTTGCAGAACTTACTCTAATGTATCCAGGAATTGACTTTGATGTCATTAAAGCACCTGTTGTTTTATTTGAAATAAAATTATCTATTCTGTTTGTTACAGTAAAAGAATTAATAATAGATGCTGGCACTGCTCTTTTTGGTCCCCAAAGTTGAACTCCATATTTTTGCCAATCATCAGCAGCCCTGTCCTGCATAAACTCTTTACTTGTATCTACGGCTTTATGGGCGGTAATTTCTGTTTTATTTTGACCTCTTCCATCTGATATTAAAGTATAAATATTTTTAGTTGGATCTAATGGGTCAATAGCTGTTTTAAAATCTAAACTAACTATTAGTGCTTCTGGTTCAATAGAGCCACCTTGTCTAAGTTTTGATTTCTCAAAGTTATATTCTTCAACACTAAATAAAATTTTCTTTTTAAATGTTTTTTCTCTTGGGTTACTCATAAAGAATAAAATACCGTTATATTTAATAATTTCAGTATCAATCATTATATATCCGTTGTAGCTATTAATGAAAGTATTAATCATTTCTTTATCTAGGTTCATACAAAGGTGTGTTTTTGCAGCATTGGATTTTGCATAAAACTTTCTAATAGCATCTTGCTTACTATCTGCTGATTCTGTTTTATCTACAAACAGTTGCATAGGTGTTTTTTCAGGTATATCTTTAATAATTGCAGCAGCAGCTAGATAATTATCTGACTTACCTTTATCATTTCCTGGCTGCCATACAATATCTAAGGTATATCTTAAATCTTTATTTATAAAAGAAGCCCCAAAATTTGGCGACTCTAAGTGTTGTTGTTTTTTATCATCATTGCTATTTATTAAGGATAATGATTTTTTCTCTAATCCAAGACCATTAAAGTCAACATTTACATCAGTAATTGGTGGTTCAGATGATTCGTTAAAACTTTGAATATTAGAAATATAAGGTATGTTATCTTTTGTTGTTACCCCATCATTTCCAATAAACCAAAAATCTTTTTTTTCTGGAGCAATCATTTTTTCTTTAGTCATAGCAATTAGTTCATTATCTACATCCATATAGATAGATGTTTGAGTAGATACAGCAACCGATTCAAGAACTTCAAGTACCGTCTGCTCTTTCTTTGAGTAAAAGAAATCCATAACTACATCTTCATAATCATTGTCATTGCTAGTTTTTTCAAACCTAAATCCAGTAAAACCAATATTGTCTAGCATCATTAGCAAAGCAACTGAAGTTGGAACACCAGTATTATTTGCAATCATTAAATCTGGTGCTGCTGCTTCTCTAAAAAACTTAAAATAGTCTTCCATACTTGTTGTTACTGTAAGAGAGTCTGCATCTTCCCAAATACCAGTATACATTGTTTTTAGTGGAAATCTATAGTCATTAGATCCAATAGTTAACTTTTGATATATTTTAATTTCTACATTTGGCTTTAAGATATTCTGTAGAATAGAGTCTGAATTATTCTTATTAAAAAAGAAGTCATAGTCAGATAAAGACAGTGATCCACTTGAAGAAACTACACTTCCAATAGGCAAACCATAAGCAGAGTTTCCAACAGAAGACCTTATGTCTAGGTTAATTACATTGTTTGTAATATCTGCAACAAGTCTTGGACTTAATTCAATTACTTCTATTGGTATTCCTGGCTGAGACATTTTTTCAACATATAGTCTAATTCCTTTTAGGCTTACAATTTTACTATCTAATGATGACTTGCTAAAAGAAGTTACAACTTTTTCATCTGGAGCATCAATTACTGCGGTATATTCTGACCAAACACCAGAACCTTGATGATAAATATTTAATATTCCGTCTTGTAAAACATTAGAGTTTGTTGCGGTATAAAGATCAAACCATACAGTTCCATTTAATGTTCCTTGTACCTTAAAAGTTTTTGCATAACCTTGATGCTTTTGTGTTTTAACAACTATCTTATTTACATATATCATATCTTCATAAACAATAAAAGGTGATGCATCTGTAATTGCATACTGACCACTTACTTCTGTTTTAGAAGATACTCCAATAGTCACACCATTTTTTTGTCTAATTGAAGACCAATATTTAAATGATGAGTTTTTAGAAATAGGATAAACTCTAGTGTCTTCTGAAATAAGATTAAATATTCTAGTTATTGCCAAAGAGTCAGCATCCCCATTAATTGGTTTACCTGAACCTTTTATACTTTTACCTTTTTTATCTTTAGCATAAGCATCATAAACTAATGACTTATTTGCAACACCGTGAATAATTCCTGGATTTGGTCTATTTGTTTTAAAAATATCTTTTAACGGTGTATATTTAATTCTATCAATGTCAGTATTTGTTACTGGAGCATCATCACCAGAAGTATAAGTGTAATTTTGGTATCCGTCATCTGTTGTTCCATTAGCAAGTAAACAACCAATGCTAGAGTATGGGGTGTAAGCATTATAGTTCCATTCAGCAATGACCTGATGGGTGGAGTCTAAAGAAGAACTATAAGCAAGTTCTGTTTTAATTTCTGTATTTAATGCGGTATTTCCAGTACTAAGCATTACACTTCCACCAAACTAAGATCAATATTCCATAAATCTAAACTAGAACCTCTTTCAACTACATTGTAAGAAAAACTTTCAAAAAACACGTTTACCTTTTCAACATTTTTCTTTATATTTGCTGTTGATACTGTGCTATCTACGTCATATACTAATAACATCCAAAAATCTCCAGTATGATCTTCATACCATTTAAGCATTTCCTGACCACCTGCAAAATCAGAAGATGCAGAATATTCAGTTACTTGAGTTTTTCTAGATGGTAATCTATCCCAAGATGTAGAAAAATTCTTTTTATCTGCAACGTGATATGATCTCATTGTTCCATTAATCATTCTTTGCTTATATTCAATACGTTCAAAAGATACTGCAAGCTCTGATCTATTGTTATCAGAGATGTATAGGTAATTTGGTCCAAGGTCCCATTTGCCATCTCTTGATGTTCCAGCAGCACCTAATAATGGTTCATCTTCTGACCATATAATAAGAGATGGACGTGAATATTTTTGAGCAAGATTATTATAAGCCATTATTAACCAATTCTCCTAGAATTACTACTAATTCTACCACCAACAGCTTTATTAACGTGATGCATAACCATATCCATACCTGCACCATTAAAGTTCATAACTGGACTAGAGTTTATGTTTGAAGAGTTTGAAGTTATCTGTCCTCCACGAGCCATTTGTGCAATAGGGGCTGGAGCCATTCCTCCACCTGCAGAAGGAATATTATAACTTGGAGTTGGTGGTGCAGATATGCTTGGCATAGGAACACTTCCTCCAGCAGCCATTCCTGGTGCAATAGACATTGTTGGCATTGATCCAATAAATCCACCACTAGCAAACTTCTTAGCATTAATCTTATCCATAAACTTTGGACCATAGGCTTTTACAGCAGATGCATTCATTATATATTCACCATTTGATGCCATAATTGGAATTGAGTCAGATGTGCCAGTTCCTGGACCAGATAACATACCGCCACTTGCAAAGTTTGGTGCAATAGCTCTACCACTTGCTCCAGTATTAACAAAATAATTTGACTTTGTTGGTGCTGAAACTGAACTACTTACAGGCTTTGTAGTGTTTCCTGCTGTTGCTCCACCAGTAACTCCTCCCTGAGCAGTTCCAACATTAATTCCAGCCAATTCTGCAACTTTTGCTATAGCAGATCCTGGCTTAACTGGCTGATTTAAAGAGTCAACAACCCCACCTAAAACATCTCCTGCTGCTCCAAGAGAGTCTGCAATATTTTTTGTAATAGCCTCAACGTCTTGTCCAAGAACCCCAAGTGCTGTTTCTTTATCAGAATTAAATGTTTCAATAGCCAAACCAAGGTCTTCTTTTACTTTATTAAAATCTTTGCGTTCTTGATCTGTCATAGAGGATGTGTCTGCATTTTGCAAAACTTGAGACGCTTGCATTCCAGCATTAGTTGCAAGACTCATTGCTTCTCTAACTGCTGCTGCATATCCAGGATCGGATGGGCTCATAGCTACAACTTTTTCAATTTTTGATATTGCTTTTTCTGCAGCACCAACCGATACAGCTCTTTTCTTATTTAAAAATTCTATCTCTGCTTCAATATTTGCAAGTTCTGCTTCGTGTCTTGCAGCCTCTGCTTCTCTTCTATTATCAATAGCTCTTAGATCTTCATCAAGTTTCCTTTGAGCAGCATCTGAAGTTTCTTGTATTGCTTGCATTGAACGATCTCTACCAAACTGATCGGCACTTGATGCTGCATCCATCTGAGCACCAATAAATCCAAAGACATCTCCACCAGAAATTGCCTTAAGACCAGACAATCCAGTCTTTCTTTGATTGGCATAATAGTCTTCTGCTTGCTTTTCTCTTTCAAGTTCTTTGATATAGTAATCGGTATTTCTCTGAAGAATATCTTTTTTATCATTTAGGCGTTTTGCTTCATTGTCAAGATTTTTCATTGCTTGTTCGTGACGCTTATTTTCAATTTCTACTTCTGCTTGCTTTGCTGCAATCAAAATATCAAAGGTTTTTCCAAGTTCTGTTTTTATTAGTTCAAGTTGCTTCTTTGTTTGTTCTAGTTGAATATCAACTTCTAGATCAATTTTTGCTAATGCTTGTATTTTTGCTAGTTGGTTTACAAATGTTTGCATAGCTTCTGGAGAAGGATCTCCTCCTGAGTTTTTAATTAAATCATTTACTAAATTAATATTACCAGACTGAATAGCAGAAGTAATAGCGTTTGCAAACTTTGGACCCATTCCTGCAAACTTATTTTCTGCATCTTTTGCCATCTTAGTTAAGCCACCGCCTTGAACAAAACTGTATCCTAAATCGGCATTGCTTGCTCCTGCTTCTTTTAACATTTCAAGGATTGCACCATTTGCAGCATCTTGTTGTGCCTGTGTTCCATTAGCAATATTTTCAATAATCATTGCACCTGCTTGATTTGCTGCTGATGGGTCGGTAGCTGCTATTGAATATGCAGTCTTAAGTGAACCTGCAATAGCTTCTCCTAATTGTTTTTCATCTAAACCTAAAGAGCTCATAGTTCCCAAAATTCCAGCAGTTAATTCTTTTGGAGTATCTTCATTAATTTGTGTAAAATCTCCATAATCATTAAGATTAGCAGGATTAAATGTTGAAGTAATCTTAGTCATTGCTGATTGTTGGCTGAATGCAGCTTTCATTGCTTCTTCAGTGTCATAAATAGTACCAGTTTTTTTATTAATATACTTACCAATTAGATTTGGATCAACTTTTCCTATACTTGACACAAGAGCTTTTGTAGATGCAACTGTTTGATCTGCAATATCAGTAGTAGTTTTAAGACTATCTACATTTATACTATTAAATGCTGACATAGCACCAGATTGACGAGCAATTTCTTGCACATATGCTTTTGCATCTTCTTTACTAAATCCTTTTTGAGTAAGATTAATATATGTAAGTAATAGTTTATTCCTTTTTTCTTCTTGATTAAGTACAAACTTAAGACTATCAATTAAATCACCATAGTCTTTTTTAACAACTTCAGCATATGTTTTATCGTAAGCACCTTTACCAGTACCTTTCATTCCAAGACTTGTTGCAATTTTTGAATATGTTTGTGCAATAGCAGAAGTATCTTTCAAAGTAATTCCAAGAAGTTTTGCACCTTCGATAGGGTCTTTAAACATTGCTTGACCTGCTGCTTTTGCTTTTTGTACCGCTTCTTGATACATTGCAATACCCTTATTAACACCAGCAATAGCAGCAGATGTAGCAATCATTCCCATAGGACCACCCAAGAATCCAAGAAACTTTGCACCACCTCCAAGCAATTTACCCATACCGCTAGACATTTTACTAGATCCTGGGGCTTGCATAGATGCTGCTTTATCTTTCATTGCTTGCACTTTTTCATTATCAACAAGCATTTGTGCAACACCTTGAATAGATGTAATTGCAAGAGTAGTTGCTGCTGCCATTTTTGTAAACTTATCTGCACCATCTTGAGCAGTTGCAGTAAATTGTTGGAAGGCAGTTTGTAAAGTATATGCTCCACTTGTTAAGAACCCAATACTTGCTGCAAACTTATCCATTCTTCCAGCAGCAATATTGCCTTGAAATGTAGGTTGTGTTTCTTGTTGCTTGGTTGCTGCTGATTGACCCTCTACAAAATCAAGACCACTTGTAACGGTTGTATTTGCATAACCTCTAAGTCTTTGAAATTTTCCACCACGCATTAATGCTGTTCCCATAGGATGAACAATATTACCTCTAGCTTCATCTCCTGGAGATGTTACACCTGCAATACCACCGCCAGGAGCAATAGCAAGAAGCTCCTTACTAGATACCGCAATAGGCTGACCTGTTACAGTATTTGCAACCATATCATCAATACCACTTGACAAGACATTACCCATAGCATCAACCTTAACAGTTGCACCCGTTCCAGTTCCTCTAAATCCACCTGCTGCAGATGAGATACTTTGAATGTTTGGCATTACCATTCCTGGTCTAATAGCTCCAGATGGCATTACAATGCCACTAGAGGCTGTTCTAGAGCCTTGTGTGCTTGATGTTGGTGCTCCGCCACCCTTTGGATCATATGCCCTTACAGTGATGTTTGGAAGGTTTGAAGGCAATGCTCTTTGTCCAAGAGTGTCATAGAAGTTACCTTGTAGTCTTGCTTGCATACCTGCTGCAACAGCGATTGGCATTCCTGGAGAAGTTCTTGATGGGAACATTCTTGCAAGCGTCATCATAACCTTTGCACCGTTTGCGGTATTTGGATGAACACCATCTGCAATCTTTGTTAGTTCTGCTTGAACTACTGGCATTGCTAGTCCAGATGCAGCAACAACTCTTGAGACGGTAGAAGGATTTAACAACCCACCAATATCTTTTCTGCTATTTAAAGTCTCAAGGAATACATTGTAAACTTGAGAGTCTTTCATCAAATTAGCTGCAGCCCATACCTTTTCATATATTCCATTAGCATTTGTTGTGGACGGATTAATATGTGCCAATACATCTTGAATATAGAATGATGCAAGTCTATCTGATTCAGGAATACCTGCATTTTGTAATGCAGAAACTATTGCTTGATATTCAGCATCTCTAGTAGCCCAATTAGGAATGCCTTGCAAAACACCTGCATATGCTTTAGGTGCTGCTGCTTTCTTTGCCCAAGTAGTTGTTTCAGTTGCATATCCATTTATGCGACCACCCATTTGTTTTTGATTCATAAAGTAATTAAGTAAAGGATACTTGTCAGGTACAGATCTGGTAGTTTTCGATTGTGAGGGAGAGCCCCACATATTTTCTCCTGTTTCTGGATGTACAAGCTTAAGCCTACCGCTATCTGTCCTAAAAGCTCTAACCTTTAGATCTTTATCTGGACCTGGAGCAGTATATATATCTCCATCTTGTGTAAATCCAGCGTCTTCAAGCATTTTTATACTAGCATTTGCTCTATACCCAGCAAGATATTTATATCTCTTAAAAGTATTAAATGCTTTTTCAATCGGATCTTCATCTAATGCCTCACGATATAAAATTTTATCGTTAAGCATTTCTGGAGCATCTTGAAGACCTATTTGCATAGACTGCTTTATGGTATTTTCATAGCCTTCTTTAATATCAGACTCTGGGTGCTGTTTTGAAAAAGCTCTAAAAGCTTGTTTCATTGTTTGTGTTGATCCTGCTGAATTAAAAAACTTTTCCATAAGGGTTTCTTTTCTTACCAAGGCTTCATCATTATTTAGCTTATCGTTAATTTCTTTAGGAACATCAAACCCAAGAGGATATTTTAAATTAATATTTTGACCAACATTTGTTCCTGGAACAATATGTGCAAAATATCCCCCTGCAGCACTTTTTAATCTTTTTTCCTTAGATTGTGGAATAGAAATGCCAGCAAGTTTTTTAGCAATAGCATCACGTTGTTCTGGAGCAATATTTCCTGGAATAAATGACATAATTGATTGTAAGTCCTTTGCTTCGATTGCAGCACGAAGTGCAGTTGCTGACATAGCACCTTCTGGTCTAGCTACACTATGAATAGTTGCTTTTAATCCAAGTTTTTCTGCACTTCTTGGTAAGAAATTCTTAAACTTACCTGCTTGATCTTCACCCAAGAATATGTCTGCAGAAGTATATCCATTGTTTACCCAACCTTGTAACTTGTCTGTAATTTTTGTTCCAGAACTTGGTGGTTGTAAGTTTGCTGCATATTGTGGGAACATCATCTTAAACAATGAATACTTTTCATTCAAAGACAAAGGATTTTTTGGGTCTCCTTCTTTAGAATCTAAATCAAACTTAAAGTCTGATCCAGTAGACTGAGCCCAAGCACTTGCAGCATCAAGAAGTATTCCATGACCTGCGTGTGGAGGATTCATTCTTCCAAATATTGTTGTAAGAGACTTTCCTTGTTTTCCTAAACCTTCTGCATATCCATTAACTCTTCCACCTAATGCATATCCCATCCAACTTGGATAACCTGCAGCAGTTGCTTTTTCATACTCTTCTTTATTTGCTTGCTTTGTAAGTAATGCTTTTGCTGCTGCTGCTTCTGTTGGTGGTTTCTTTACTTCTGGAACAACACCAATATGACTATCATATACTGAACCCCAATCAATTCCTTGTGCTGCTTGAAGGTCTCCAGCAAGTACACCAAATATTTGTTGCTCTTCTTTTGTAAGATTCATTCCTGCAAGAGATGCCATAGCTGCTGGGAAGTTTGCCTGTGCTGTTGATATTGCTTGCATAAATCCAGCGATATATTGTTCTCTTGTCATTCCCTGTGCAATACCTGCGGTTGCTTCTGTAAACCATCTTCTTGCACCGCCCTTTTGCATTAGGAAGTTAACTTTAGCCTGATCTTGAACAGAGAACTTTTTACCTGTCAAGCCTCTTGGCTGAGATGCCCTGTCTGAGCCATATCCTGCACCTTGGTCAACAACAATTCCATCATAAAGATTGTCTGGTTGTAAATCGCTATCTCCACGAATAATTGCAGATAGTGCTTGCATAAAGAAATCACCAGCACCTATCTTTCCACTTGTTTTTGCAAACCTTTCATCAAATGGTGATCTTACTCCAAACATTGGAGATGAGGTTTCTGGGTGAGCAAACTTAATAAACTCTTGAACTGGTGATTCTAAACCAAATATAGATCTTGTTAGTGCTGAAGCGATTGCTTCAATTCTTGCAGAAGTTGCGGTGTTGTGACCCTTTACAACACTTCTAACTCCACCTTGTTCATATATTCCACTTGCTCCAGGAATTGCAGCAGAGCGACCACCAATTCTATCAACTAGATTTCCAATGTCTGTTATTGGCATTCCAGCATACATTCCACTAGTTGCTTCCTGGGAAGTTGCATCCATAATGGATTGAATGTTTTCCATTTTCTTTGAATACTTTTCTGGCATTAATGATTCATCAGCATGGCTTTGAAGTCTCATCTTACTAGTATCTTCATCAACTAAAGTCATGTTATCTTCATCAAGATAAAATTCTTGCATTAACTTTTGTGTTCTCATAGATATCATTGAGGTTAGAAGATGCTCATAACTCTTTGATGCACCGCTAGATTTTCTTAATGCATAAGCATTCATTCTTTGCATTAATTCTGGAGAACCATTGGTTGCTAGATTAATTGCTTGGCTAATATACTTTCCAGAATTAAGATTGCCCAAAACACTATTAAGATATCCAATTACATGGCTAGAGTCTTTATTTCTTCTGTATGCTTTTGTTCCTGCAACATCTATTGCTGAGCTATCTGGATTATAAGAGAAATCATTTAAAGACTTAGAAGTTCTTCTTTGAAGCCCAGTAGCATCAGTAAACAAGTTTGCTGTGTTGTCTAGAGATACAACTTTTCCACCAGAAATACCTACATTTCCTGGATGAGTATCTGCATTTCCAAGTATTTGTGTAGCAAGCATTGCTTCAATAGCTTTTTTACCACGAATACCAGATCCTCCACTTTGGAGATCATTAATAAAACTTGAGCCAAGAACAGGCATAGACTTTCCGCCAACATTAGCATTAAATAATCTTTGATCTATTCCAGTGACATTACTTCCAAATAATCCGCTTCTATATATTTGACTAAATACTGCCTCTGCAATCATTGCATCTTTATTCATTCCACGATTATTACTTATTTGCTTATAGAATTGTCCAGATTGTGTATCTAAACCAGATATTGGATTATCTTCTGAATTAATTCCACCAAAATCTTTAAGACTGCTTGGATCAATGTTAACTGTTGGTACTCCTGGGAAAGAGCTACTAGCGTGACTTTGGATTCTTCCACCTATTTGTTTAAATAACGGTATACCTTTTTGCTTTAAAAATTCTTTTTTCCAGTTTGGCAAAGCATCTACTTTTTCTACAGTACGACCATATTCATTATCTTGTTCAAAGTTTTGAACAAATTTAAGGCTTGCTGTTATAGACTCTTGTGCAGTTTCTTTGTTTGAAGTATTTGTTGAAATTCCTTCATCTGGATCTTTACCGTCTAAAAAGTCTTGCATGGTATATTCATTTTTACCAGATAATGCTAATTTTTCTTCTTCTGAAAATGAAATCAAGCCCATTCTTTCTGCTGCTAGAAGCATAGGTGCGCTAAAAGTAGAATAGCTTCCTTCATTCTTAATTGCACTTATAGATAAATCACCGCCTTGTTCCTGAACCATTTTTCTTGCTTGTATCATTAACTCAACTATTGCTGTCTGAGGAGCACCACTAGAAAATGCCTTATCTATTAACCACCCTTGGTTAACAAACTCACTTTCCTTAAGAGTTACCGATGCCCCCATGCCTTCTCCATAATCTCTTACTAATTCAAAAGACCTGCTGGCATTGTTACCGCCCTGACTTATTTTATAAGTTTGAGCATTTTCACTTAAGTCTTTTGATTCATCAGCGTGGCTTTGTACTCTACCACCCTTTTGCATAAGGTCAATAATGTAGTGCTTTGTTCCGATATCTTGGCGGATACCAGAAATAGTTCCAGATGGATTATTTAATACCCATTCTTTTTCATCAACAGGCTTTCCCATAACTTCTTGAACCATAGCCTTTGAAGATATGTTAAATCCAGTTTGTCCTTGAGCATTTGCAAGCCTAAATATAACTGGAAGCATTGCCATAGACTCTAATTGTCTATCTACTGCTTTCTTTGAATTAGTGTTTGATGGGTTTGTCCAAGACTCAATAAACTTATTATAGTTTGAAATATCTGGAATAGTAGAAAATGATTGCATATCTGACCATTGGATTTTCTTTCCCATAGCCTTTTCAAACATTCCATTCTTGATGTACATTAGAAGTTCTCTAGCACCTACACCTGAAAACTCATTAGCACCCTTTTCCTTGAGAACCGTTCCTCTAAATAAAGGAATACTTTGTGATATTGGAGCCATACTATTGAGCATTTGCTGGCGATGACCTTCCATATCCAGTCTTTTCATAACACCAGTATTGGCTCTAAATTGATTTGAATTATGTCCAGCTATCCAGTCAGCATATGCCTTTTGTTGTGGGTCGTTAATGCTTCTTAAAATATTAGAAGTTTGTGAGCCAGCACTATTACCACCAAAAGTTGTACTATTTAATGCAGAAAATACTGCTGCTTCTTTTTCTGACTTAAAAGGATATCCATAAATATTACGAGATCCACCTACTCCTGCTCTGCCCATTGCTTGATAAGAAACTTGAGGGAGTGGACCAACAAATGGATTTTCACCACCAAGATTATACCTCAAACTACTTTGATATTTTTCGTTAAGATATGGATTCATATCATCTCTCATTAATACAGGCAATCTTCCACCTTGAGAGGAAATTCTATCATATTCAGATTTTTGCATAACTTTTCCATTAGCAAGAACTAAATGTTTTGATTGGTCAAACTTAAATCCTTCGACTGGATATGATGCAGAATAATTAAACGATGTGGAGGTATCTGCATATCCTGGCATTCTTCCACCATTTTGGAATCGTGGTGCAGACTGGAAATTAATCTGATCTAATGTTCCAGAATATTTAGCTGCTGCTTTTTTATTTACAACATACTCTCCTGGCTCAAGCATTGCAGGAACTTTGTCTCCGTCTCCAGAACCTGGAACCCAAGGAGAACCACCTCTTTGTAGTTTTGCTGGTGGGGGAGCAACATCAGTTCCAGTTATTGGTGAAGATTTTGGAGGAATTGGCATTTGCCTATTTAAAAATGCTGGATTTAAACTAATTGCATCTGCAAGATTTTGTTTGTAAATTCCAAGTGCTTGATTAAGTCTTTCAACACTTGATCTTTCTACATCAAATGAGTTTGCTAATTGCTCTGTTGCTTTAGCAGCCATAATTTGGGTATCGGTAAGCATCTCAAACTTTTGAGTTGGAATACCTGCCATACGTCTACCAAGATTAACCATACCCATAGCACCCTTGCCAATATATCCAAGGAAGTTAGAGAAAATACCAACCATCATAATAATTGGACCAGCAATAGCAGTTAAACCTGTTGCCACTTTAATAAATGATTTTACTGGCTTTGGAAGGTTTTCAAAAAACTCAATAGCTTTTTGAATCTTGCCCATTACATTTTCAAGAATCGGTGTAATTGCAGAAGTAATAGATCCACCAATAGTGATAAACTGAGCCTTAATTCCTTCAATAGCACGTTGGAAACGCTTTGAAGAGCTATTCATCAAAGTATCCATTTCCTGATATGCAGTTGCTGCAAGTTCTTTACTTGATTGACCCATAAGTCCA